CGCCTACGCCGCCGCCTACGCCGCCAACGCCTACGACGCCGCCGCCGCCGCCGCCTACGCCGCCGCCTACGCCGCCTACGCCGCCAACGCCTACGACGCCTACGACGCCGCCGCCGCCGCCAACGCCTACGACGCCGCCGACGCCGCCGAACGAACCTGGCAAGCGACGCGGTTGGTGGAACTGTTGGAGCGGGCGTCATGAGCCCTTACGTGTACGTGGCTTCATCCTGGCGCTGTGAATATCAGCCGAAGGTCGTGGCTGCTCTGCGCTCAGTCGGTATCGACTGCTACGACTTCATCCACGACGAAGGCGCGCAGTTCCATTGGTCCGAGGTCGGCGTCAACTCTGAGGTCGAGAACGTCGCTGACTACCGCGCCGCGCTCGGCATGGACCGTGCCATCGCGGGTTTCAATTCGGACTTCAACGCTCTGAAGCGGGCCTCTCATTGCCTGCTCGTATTGCCCTGCGGTCGCTCGGCACACCTCGAACTGGGCTGGGCCGTCGGAGCGGGCACGCCGACGGGGATTCTGCTCGAACCGAACCTGCTCGTGACGCCACCCGAGCTGATGTACAGGATGGTCGACCGCCTCTTTACCGGGCTGTCGGAAGTCGTGTCGTGGGTGGCGTCATGACCCACGACATCACCGGCCGCGTCGCCCCCACCAATCCCGGCCCGATCCGCGTCTTCGCCGCCACGCTCATAGCGGGCGCCCTGGTCTGTGTCCTCGCCGTCTTCGCGCCCGCAGGCCTCGTCGCCGTGGGGGTGGGGGTCGTCGTCGGCGCCGTGGCGTTGGGGTGGGCGGTGGAGAAGCGTGAGCACAAGCCCGAGGGCGCGCTGGCGCGCCAGGCGCGGAGGGCGGCTAGGAGGCGAGCGGCGTGAGCGTGGATTTGGAGCAGATCGGGCGCCGAGCCGAGGCAGCAACACCGGGGCCGTGGGAGCACTCGGACAGCGATTTTCCGGTAGTGGACTGGGCTGACGGGCCGCTGTGCTCCATGGACGAAGGGACGCACGAGGACGCCGACTTCATCGCCCACGCCCGAGAGGACATCCCCGCCCTGCTCGCCGCCATAGACGAGCTGACCGCCAGGAACGCCAAGCTGGAGGCGGTGGCCGAGGCGGCCTCCGTGTTGGAGTTCGAGTGCTACCCGCAGCCAGAGGATGGCGAGGACGAGACCAGCCCGATCAGGTGCGGCGTCCATTACGACCCGTGGCCTTGCGAGTTCGAGAACTTGCGCGCCGCCCTAGACGCCCTGGGGGTTGAGCAATGACCGACGAAGGGGTGGCCAGATTGAGCACGCGATTAGGGCAACCGAGGCTTCGTCATCTTGAGGGTGAGGAGATTGTCCTGACCAGCCACCTCCTTCTTTGCGAGGACTGTGGCGCATTAGTCATGGACAACGCAGCCTGGGCGCACACTCGGTTCCATTCGATCCTGAGCGGCCACGCCTGGGCGCTGGCCGTGCTCAAGACCGCCCACATCGGCGCCCACGTTCACGACCGCTACGACGTGCCGGAACGCATCGACAGCAAGCGGTTCGACAACTGGTCGGGCGATGCCTTCAAGGAAGTCACAGGGCTGGACCCTGGAGGCGAGTCGTGACCGCCGTCATCGAGGGCGCCCTGGGGGTCGAGCAATGACCGCCTCACGACTTGAGAAGATCAAAACCAAACGGGCTGATGATGGCCACTACTGGAATCCTGGTATATCTCGGGGCTGTGTTTGTCTGTGTTCCGATATCGACTACCTGTTTACAAGAATCGAGGCGCTGACAGCCAGGAACGCCAAGCTGGAGGCGGTGGTCTCCGAAGTGCCGAACCTCCTCATTGCTGCCGACAAACGGCGCCTCAATGAGATCAGCTACGAGGAGTGGCGCATCGCATACGACAGCGTTCGTCTCGCCCTCGACGCCCTATCCCAACCCAACCAGAAGGAGCTGACATGACAACGCCCCGCACGACCGCACCAACGGCCCAGGAGGTCCTGTCCGCTTTCGACTACGAGCGTTGTGGAAGGAAGGCCAATGAGTAATGCGCCCCCGCCTGGCGCGGACGCTGGCGGTCGTGGCCCTGGTGGTCATGGGCACGTGCTTGCTTACACGCGCAGAGGGGAGGAGCGGCGGCAGTTCAATCTCGGCGGTGTCCTCCCCGAAACCATCCCGTACTACATCAATCGCCGCTGGCACGACCGCCGAGTCGCCGTGGCTGCGGCCCGTGCTCCCAGGGCGCATGTCACATCTTCCGGGCGCTGGGAATTCTGCGTCTGCGGCGAGATCAACGCCCGCAACTGTCCGGTCCACGGGGGTGACTTCCCCGAGGGTCTCTTCGACTCGGGCTTCGACGAGCTCAGCGACGACGAGGACGACTACACCGGCCCCAGTTTCCACCGGGACGCCGGGGTCTTCCCACGGCCTCACCGACGCAACGAGTACTCAGACTCAGGCGTGGAGCTGCATTCGGCGACACGAGTCTGGGGACAATTATCAGATCGTGAACTGGCCTTACTCGGGAGCCTACGAGTTCATGGACTCCACGTTCGAGGCGATCACAGGGCTGCCCGGCATCGCCGCGGATTACTCACCGGCAGAACAGGACCGGGCAGCGCTGGAACTCTACGCCTACGACTTGCGCGTCTGGGGCGACCCCTGGCACGCGTGGTCCACGCGCTGGGTGTGCGGTTTGGGATGAGTGCCTGATGGCCCCGCGGATCAAGGGTCGAACAGTGAGCCCCCTCGGCTATGTCTGGGTCTACCGTCCTGATCATCCCCTCGCTTACCGATCTCGCTCTCGACGCGGGTACGTGCTGGAGCACAGAGCCGTTGTGTATGACGCCGGCGTCGCTCTACCTCTTGGTCGCGTCGTCCATCACATCAATCACGATCGTGCTGACAACCGACTTGAGAACCTTGAGGTGCTCACGCGTGGCGAACACACGCGCCTGCACCTAGAAGAGGATGGCCTGATCCTTCCTGAGCCTGAACGCCGCCTACGTCGGCTGGCGAACTGGCGCCGCATTAATGCCATCCGCGGTATTGCCCATCCTGAAATCGCGTGCGCCGAATGCGGGACCCTGTTCACGCAGCGGACCAGAGGGCACCTCTATTGCAGTTCCCGATGCAAGAACCGGGCCAATGAGCGTCGCCGCTCCCGCGTCCGGGTTTCGAGCCCAGCATGACCACCACGGAACCCAAGTCCCAACGCCTTGAGACCGTCGAGCGTGCGCTGCGCGAGGCGTGCGAGGCGAACGCTGCGCTGGCCGAGCAGGTGACGGAGCTGCGGCGGGAGATAGAGATGCTGCGGGCAAGCAACGCTGAGAAGGAACTCCGGATCAATGAGCTGGAGTTGGAACTGTCATGAGTCCCGTTCGCATTCAGCGCCAGCGTAGGAAAGGTTGGAGGATCCCTACCGGTGCGGTCTATGTAGGGCGCCCGACCAAATGGGGCAACCCCTACAAGATCGGCAAGGACGGCTCCCGCGAGCAGGTCATCGCCATGTATGCGCGCGATCTTCTGTCAGGTGGTGTCCAGACGATCTGGATAGAGAAAGGCGTTGCTTTCATGGGGATCACGCCCGAGATCGTATGGGCCGAACTCCACGGCAAAGACCTCGTCTGCTGGTGCCCTCCGTGGGCTTTGTGCCACGCCGATGTGCTCTTGGAGGTGGCGAACCAATGACTTCCGTCCGCTACTCCGACCTCCCTCCCGCCGTCCGCGCCAAGCTCGACGCGCAAGCCCCCGCCAGGCGGCGCAAGGAGGGGAGGGCGCATTACGACTGGCGCTGCAAAGGCTGCGGCGAGGTCTTCACGCAATGGGCGCCTGCCGCTCGCCACTCTAGTGCTGGCTGTGGCGGGCGTTACACGTTGGAACTCGTGATGGGAGGCGAGGGGTAATGAGCATTTGGTGCTCCACCCGCACTGTGAAGTGTATCGACTACGGGCACTCTGCTGCCTACCCGTGGAAGCGCAAAGTCAAGACATCCACGTCCGAGGTCGATTTTGCAGACGTCGGCGACTACGTGTACGACCCGAAGGCCATTGGCGACAGGCTCATGCCCTATCTGCGCATGAGCATGAGCACGCCCGAGGGCTTCAACACGGTGGTGCTGACCGAAAAGGGAGTTCGTCAGATGCTCTCAGAGCTGACCGAATGGCTCGATTTAGCAAAGCGGTATCCGGCACCTAAGGAGAAACCATGAGCCGCGGCGACCGCATCATCATCTGGGTCGACATGGGCGCTGGCGTGTCCCGACAGTTCGAGGTCACAGCAACCCGCAAGGGACGCTCCGTCGAGCACGACCTGAAGCGGGGGATGATCGAGGTCACCGAGGTCAATCAGAACGGGGGCAAGGAGCGCCAGAGTGTGTTCATGGCCTCTCGCGTCATCGCCCTGGAGGAGGAGAGGACCGAGGTGGCGGAGGGCGAGGCGAGGTTGTTCGGAGGTGGGGAGTGAACGCCCCCGACCTCCTGGCGCGCCTGCGCCGTCACTACATCAAGCCCGGTGAGGCGCTGCCGGGCGGTGTCTTCCTGGCCGAGGTCCAGTCCCCCGGCTCGTCCTATGGCACGGGCGGACGCCGCGTCGACGCCCTGTACCTGGGTTTCACGCGCAGCCGTGGGCACACGATCGAGGGCCACGAACTCAAGGTCTCGCGTTCGGACTGGCTGCACGAGTTGGATCAGGCGGACAAGGCCGAGACCTGGTGGAAGTACTGCCACCGCTGGTGGGTGGTAGTCCCCGATTTCACCGTGGTCAAAGAGGAGGAGCTGCCCGACGGATGGGGCCTGATGGTCCCCAGCTCGCGCACGACGACGCGCATGGACATCGTGCGCAAGGCCCGGTTGAAAGAGCCGGAGGTCACCTTCGGCCTGCTCTTGGAAGTGGCGAAGAAGCTCGACACGATGCGCGAGGACGCCGTGCGCCAGGCGCGCACCGAGGCCGAGGACGCAGCGCGTGAGCGGCTAAAGCGCCAAGCGGTCGCCGATCTATCCCGCGAGGCCGAGGCCAACAAGGCGGACGCTCAGCGCCTGCGCGATCTCTCGACACTCACAGGCTTGGACCTATGCGGATCATGGTTCGTTCGCGACTTGGCCCATGTGTCGCAGGAAGAAGCGGCGACGCTCCTGCGTCAATGGTGCTCAGGAGAGGCGACACGCAGGCGCCTTGCGGACGACAGCCGCCGGACGCTTCGTGCCATAGCCGCCCAAGCGCGGCGGGTCATCGAGGTCGCAGAGAAAGAGGGGGCCGAGTGACCTGTATGGAGGACTACGGCTTCGGGCGATGTGTCGAGTCGATCGGCTTGCTGCGCCAGGCCCAATGCAACCAGGCGGCGGTGGACGAGGGCGGCCGCTGTCGGTTCCACGCCAAGACGAATAACGGCCTCACCGACTCCTCGCTGTTCCCGACGCGGAAGGGCAAGAAGGTCAATGGGGTGTTCTCGTACTGGTCGGTCGCATGAAATGAGCAAGCCCCGCCTGCTCGACCTGTTCTGCGGCGCCAGCGGTGCCGCGATGGGCTACCACCGGGCCGGGTTCGAGGTGGTGGGCGTGGACATTGCCCCCCAGCCGCACTACCCGTTCGAGTTCTACCAGGGCGACGCGCTGCACTTTCTCCAAGCAATCAAGGAAAGAGGCACCCTGTACAACGCCATCCACGCGAGCCCGCCATGCCAGGCCCATAGTTCGGCTGGTCTCGCAGCTACGGCAACCTACGGTAAGCACTACGAAGACCTGCTCACTCCGACCAGGCCGCTCCTGATTGCCACGGGCCTGCCCTGGGTGATCGAGAACGTTCCCGGTGCCCCGATGCGAGCTGATTTCTGGCTCTGCGGGTGCGAGTTCGGTCTGCCTGACCTGGTGCGCGAACGGTGGTTCGAGACGAGTTGGCACGGTGGTCCCACCGAACTGCGCCCACCTCACCAACACAACGGCAACGCCATCACGGTCACCGGCCACACGCCCCAACGCTGGGCCGGCGGTAAACGGCGGCCGTGCACCAAGGCCGAATACCAAGCCGCGATGGGCATCGACTGGATGACCCGCGCGGAGATCGTGCAGGCCATCCCCCCGCTGTATTGCGAGTTCATAGGTCGCCAGCTGATCGACCAACTGGCGGTGAAGTCATGATCGACCTCACTGAGATCAACCGCCGCTACGACCGCGTGTGCGACCTCGACAGGAGCGCGCAGACCCACGGGGCGGCGATCGCCTACGCGCTCGACGTGCCGGCGCTGATCGGTGAGGTGAAGCGGCTGCGCAAGGTGGCTGAGGCGCTGCCGATCCTGCTTCGTAATGTCCGAGACCACGATTGCGACGATTGCAACGAAGATGCCGAACGAATCCAGGCTCTTCTCGACGAATATGGGGAGCCCAATGGGTGACGGTTCGAAGATCGAATGGACCGACGCAACCTGGAACCCGATCGTCGGCTGTAAGGCCGTCTCGCCTGGCTGCGATCACTGCTATGCAGCTCGCTATGCCTCGCGCAACCTGAGCGATACCTACCGCGGGCTGGCCGAGGATGGCGTGTTCAACGGGACCGTTCGCTGCCTGCCCGAGCGCCTGGACCAGCCGTTGCGGTGGAAGCGACCGCGGCGGATCTTCGTCAACTCGATGAGCGATCTGTTCCACCCCGACGTGCCAGACGATTTCATCGTGTCGGTGTGGGCGGTCATGTGCCAGGCGAACTGGCACCAGTTCCAGATTCTTACCAAGCGACCGCAGCGGATGGCTCGGCTTTGCTCAGACCCACTGAACACTGTTGAGCCGAACGTTTGGCTCGGCACGTCGATCGAGTCCGACACTTACACCTTCCGCGCCAACTACCTGCGCGACACCCCCGCGGCCATTCGCTTCCTGAGCCTCGAACCCCTGCTCGGCCCGCTTCCGTCGCTTGACCTGACGGGTATCGACTGGGTGATCGTCGGGGGTGAGTCGGGCCCGGGCGCGAGGCCGATGCACGTTGACTGGGTGCGGGATATCCGCGACCGATGCCTAGAGGCGAAAGTCCCGTTCCACTTCAAACAGTGGGGAGCCTGGCACCACGGTTCCTACCCGAGTCACAACGGGGCCAGCATGCGGGGCGACGTGCTCACGAACGACGGGCGACTGTGGAACTGGTGGAACCTAGAGGAAGCCGTTCGCGCCGCGGGCTTGCACTCTGACGAGTTCCAGCGGCTACGTCCCGAAGTCGTCGCTTGCACGGGCAAGAAAGCTGCGGGCCGCGAACTCGACGGCCGCGAGTGGAACGAGTACCCGTCGTGACCACCCAGGCCCCCACCCGGCCTCGCGGTCGCCCGCGCAAGGCGTGCTGGCTCTGCCGGGACCCGCGGTTCGAGCGAGGTCACCACGACCCGACCGGCATCTGCCCGCGCCACTTCGCCTGGTACTGGGGTTCGAAGCCGGAGCTGATGATGGCGCTCGTGGGCGAGGTGTACGGGGTGGGGTTGTGATCGTCACTCGGCAGAACGACCGCGCTCTGCTTACCATTGAGGATTATGCAGACCTGCTAGCCGTTCGCGCTCTGCCCGAGTTCCATTTCGCTGATGAGCGCACGGTCTCGACCGCTTCAGCGCTGCTCGCTACCATCGGACTGGACTCAACGACCGAGCGCCCTTGTTGGCTGCCGCCGGCGGACTACCTGTTCGATTATGAAGCGTGGATCGTGAAGTTAGCGCTAGAACGGGAACGGTTCGCCATCTTCGCTATGACCGGCATGGGTAAGACGGCCATGCAGCTTGAGTGGGCGCGGCAGATCCTTATGGTCATCGGGGGTCGCGTGCTCATCGTGGCGCCGTTGAATATCTGCGCCCAGACGCGCACTGAGGCCGTGCGGTTCTACGGCTACGAGATGGTTGAGGACCTGACCGAACGCAGGACGCTGAACGACTGGCTGGCATCGGGCGAAGGTATCGGGATCACGAACTACGAGAAGCTTGACAACCGCACGGAGCCGCTATCGGTAACGGGCCTCGTGCTCGATGAGTCTTCAGTGCTCAAGGCATCGATGGGGTCTCGGCGAACAGCACTCATAAGGTCGGCTAAAGGACTCCGCTTCAAGCTGTGCTGTTCCGCCACGCCGGCGCCGAATGACCGGCTTGAGTACGCCGAGCACGCCTACTTTCTCGACGTAGTTCGATCGACGCGCGAGTTCCTAGCGGCGTTCTTTGTCAACCGTGATGGGGAATGGCAACTCAAGCATCATGCTGTGTCTGCGTTCTATCGTCACCTTGCGGCGTGGTCGGTCTTTATGCGCGATCCTCGTGCCTACGGTTTCGAGGATCACACGATGGACTTGCCGGCGCTGAACGTTCACTACCCACGAGTAGGACTCACCGAGGAGCAGCGCGTCGCCGCACGAGGATGGGAAGCTGGCAACCAACCGTCGTTCTTCGGGGCGACACCGGGTGGCATCACGTCACGAACGAAGCTCGTGCAGATCGCAAACGGGTTCGAACTCGGAAGCCCAATACGTCGATTTCTGTCGGCTAAGCCTGACGTGGTGGCGCGTATCGCCAATAAGACCCACAGCGATGAGCAGGTGCTTGTGTGGGTCAATTACGATGAAGAAGCGGCCCAACTTGCCGCCCTTATTCCTGATGCCGTGGTTCTCTCTGGCAAGACAAGGATGGCCGACCGGACTGGCATTCTCCAGGCCTTCGCCGCTGGCGGTGGTCCGCGTGTTCTCATTGCCAAGCCGCGCATGTTTGCCCACGGGCTAAACCTCCAATCGTGCCGGGTCATGGTGTTTTCGTCGATGACGGACAGCTTTGAGTCGTGGTTTCAAGCCATCCGTCGTTGTCATCGTTACGGCCAGACTCGGCCTGTCGAGGTCTACGCGCCGCTCACCGAGCTAGATGACGCTATTTGTCAGAACGTGTTATCGAAAGAGGCAACGTTCCGGCAAGACGGCGAACTGCAAGAGGAGGCCTACGTGGCTGTGCTACGTCCATCGGACACCACAGAAAGGCATGTACTTATGACGCTTCCGCAGCCCGAGATAGACCGTCTTGATGGTCAGCGGTGGTCACTTGTGCAGGCCGATTGTATCGCCCACATGCCGACGATGGTTGAAGGGTCGATGGACTTAGCGGTGTTCTCACCGCCTTTCGCCAATCTGTTCACTTATTCCTCGGCCGCTGGCGACATGGGCAATGTCAAGTCTGATGATGAGTATCGGCTGCAATGGGAGTTTTTCGTTGTCGAGTTATTGAGGGTGATGCGGCCCGGTCGCATCGTTGCTATTCACGCGATGGACGTGATCCGGTTCGCTGGGCAGCACGGTTACCGACACACCTACGACTATCCGAGCGACTTGCGTATAGCAATGGAGGCGGCTGGGTTTATCTATCGCGCCCGTATCGCCATCGACAAGAACCCCCAGGCGCAAGCGACTCGAACGAAAGACCAAAACCTCCTCTTTGTCACACTCAAACGGGATGCCCTGCAATCGCACCCCCAGGCATCGGAATGTCTGCTTATCTTTACGACGCCAGGGGAGTCGACCGTGCCGGTGGTGGCCGATGATGTGAGTAATCAGGAGTGGATTACATGGGCGCATCACGTCTGGTACGACATCCGCGAGACCGACGTGCTGAACGCTGCCTTGGGCAAGGAGCATGATGATGAACGGCACATTTGCCCGTTACAGCTTGGACTTATTGAACGTGTCGTGCGTATCTGGTCGAACCGTGGTGAAACAGTGTTCTCGCCCTTCGCTGGCATCGGATCAGAGGGCGTCGAGGCGTTGCGATGGGGGCGCCGGTTCTACGGGATCGAACTGAAGGAAAGCTACTTCCGCACCGCTGCCTCATTCCTGATCCAGGCCGAGGCTGAGTCGTCGCAGGCGTCCTTGTTTGATGTGATGGTCCCGTGATGACCTGGGTCCGTCTTGACGACCGTTCTTGGTGCCACCCGAAGCTGGTGGCTGCCGGCCTCGCGGCACGGGGTCTGAACACGTCCGCGATGTGCTGGAGCTCGCTCATGGAACGCGACGGATATGTCCCACGGGACATGTTGGGACAGATCGCTGGGGGCGACAAAAACGCGCTGAAACTCGCAGAAATTCTTGTGCGCGTGGGGCTGTGGGAAGACGATGCGCGCGGGGGCTGGCAGATACACGATTTCCTTGAGTACAACACGAGCGCCGAGCAGAACAAGGAGAAGCGAGACGCCGAGGCCGCGCGAAAGGCCAGCTGGCGGGCTGCAAAGACTGCGACGAACGGAAGTGTCCCGCAAATGTCCCAGCGTGACAAGCCAAGGACAAATGTCCCGAAAATGTCCCGCGTCCCCGCGACGCGACGCGACAAAATGTCCCGTCTTCCCGACCCGACCCGTCCCCTTATAAAAGAAGCGTGCGTCGAAATGGAGATGGGAGAAGCACCCACACCCGAAGGCCTCGCCGCGCTCGAAGCCATCAAGGCGAGCGTCCGCGCCGTGAAGCCACAGGAGGCAACCACATGACCCCCCCCGACCCCGCCTTCACCCTCGACCCCCGCCCCCACGCCGAGCTCTGCCCCTGCGGCCAGAAGGAGCACCGCCACGGCCCGGTCACGCCCGAGCACGTCGCCAGGTACGCCGTCACGGACGTCGCCAGGTACGCCGTCACGGACGTCGCCAGGTACGCCGTCACGGACGTCGCCAGGTACGCCGTCACGGACGTCGCCAGGGACGTCGCCACGGACGTCGCCAGGGACGCCGCCTGGGACGCCGCCAGGTACGCCGCCTGGTGCCGGTACTTGGCGACCAAGCTGATCGGATCCCACAAAACGGCGTTGGCCGATGACCACAAGGGGTGCGCCAAGGAGTTCCCGGGGTTCGTGCTGGCGAGGAAGGGGAAGTGATGAGCACGCTGGCTGAGTCCCCCTATCTCCGGCCGTACCGGGAGCATTGCCTGATCAGCCCTGAGGTCGATCGGTCCCCCTGGACTCCGCGTGGCTTTCCAATCGTCGTCATCTCGGCTGTGACGGAGGTGGGCATCGTCAGGGCCATCGCCTATGGATGGGGTCGGGGACTTAGTCATTACCGGCCGATCGTCGAGGAGATGCTCAAGATCGTCGGAACTCCTGGGGTGGCAACGATCGGGCAGCCAGTTGAGTGGACTGGTGGCATTTACCTGATCCCGCACTACCTCACGCGCTACGTGAAACCTAAGGCCATCCCGCGCGGGATTTTCCTCTTTCGCCGCCTAGAGGGCGACTCGCATCATCACAAGTGGTCCTTCGAGTTTGAGGACGAAGGCGAGTTCCTGGCCCCGCTCCCGAAGGGCTGGTGACGTGACCCTCGCCCTCACGCGCAAGGACGGTCGGACTCTGTGACAAGCCCGACCGCCGTGCTTAAGCGCCCGACTGCTGAAGCTCACACTACCGAGCCGAGGAGCCTGCCTGGTGGACCGCCGTAAACCGAAGCCGAAGACGCTGTCGCGAGCCGAGCGCGACGCCCAGAAACTGACCGAGAGCATCGAGATCCTGTCCCAGTACGCACACGCCGATGTGCTGGCCGACCTGTACGCCCGTGCCGAGGAGACCGCGGCCGTCGACGGTTACCCGGCCGGCGGGGGGCAGTCGGACATTCACGGGGGAAGGCTGAGCGACCCGACCGAGGAGCAGGTGGAGAAGGCCGCCCGGGGCCGCATCATCGAGCACGACGACGGGACCGAGGAGACGACGCCCGACACCTGGGAGCCGTACCCGGACCCGCTCGGGGACTTCGTGGGCGAGTTCCAGGGCCAGGTGAGCGAGATCCACGGGCTGGCGAAGCTGGCGCACAAGAGGGCGACGGTTGTGCTCAAGGCTGCCGATTCGTACCGGGGCAGGCAGAGCTCGTTGCAGGGCGTGTGCGCCGCGTGTGGGCGCGACGTGGCGGGGAGCGACATCGACCGGCTGCGGAGCGGCTACTGCGACGCCTGTTACAGGTCCTGGATACGCGCCGGCATGCCCGATCGACCGAAGTTCGAGAAGGCGAGACCGAAATCAGACGAGGGAAAAGTGGGGACGCGGTGACCTGCCCATACTTGACTTTGTCACCACGAACGTGTACAAACGGGCCTTGGAGGACTTTGCCCAGAGGCAGGGTCCTCGCTTCGCGTTAGGAAGGACCACTGCGCTCCATGGCCACTGTCCGCAGCATCAAGGCTAGGGACGGCCGCGGTCGGGCGATCCGGGCCGTAGAGACCGTCGAGCAGGACAAGCGAGCCGCTGAGCTCCGGTCTGCCAGCCTGACGCTGGACCAGATCGCCACCGAGCTGGGCGTGAGCAGGCGGACAGCGGGCAGGGCCGTACTCCGGGGGCTCCACGAGATCGGGACCGACAGCGAGGACCTCGCGGCGGCCAAGGTCGCCGAGCTGCTGAAGCTCGACCGGCGGGAGCGCAAGCTCTGGACGGAGTATGGCAAGGACCTGACGCCTGAGCAGCTTGCGACGCTCAACGGCGCTTTCGACCGCGTGGCGAAAAGACGCGCTGACCTGCTCGGACTCGACGAGCCGACCCGCAGCCGCGTCGAGGTCATCACCGAGGACACCTTCACCGAGGCGATCAAGAGCCTCAATCAGGAGATGGCCATGTTGGAGGCCCAGGACCGTGACGACACCGGTGATCACAGCGAAGCCCGAGACGGTTCTCCAGTACCAGGAGCTGCTTCGCCGGCGCAATGAGCTGGCGGCGCGAGTAGCCAGCAAGCAGCGGTATCGGGATGTCTTCGCTGACCTGGGCTATGAACCCAACTGCAAGATCCGCTGGGATGCACGCAACGCCGGAGTGCCTGAAAACCAGCTGCCGCCGATGTGCGGCACCTGCCCGCAAGAGCGCTTCCACGCTACGACCGCCCATGCCGTGCTGTACGGCGGCGCCATGGGGGGCGGCAAGACCAGGGCCCTGCTCATGGAGGGCATCCGGGCCGCCGTCCGCTACCCGGGAATCCATATCGGCGCGTTCCGCCGCTCGTATCCCGAGCTTGAAGTCTCATTCTTCGACGAACTGCCCAAGGTCGACTTTGCCCGTCCAGTGGGTGCCCGGTGGCTGGCTGGTAAGAACACCTTGCTTTTCCGCAACGGATCGTTCATCCGGTTCCGTTACGCCGAGACGCTGGACGACGTCAGTCGGCAGCAGGGGTCGGAGTACCAGCTCCTCCTCATAGACGAGGCTGGTCTTGTGCTCCCCGGTGTGATCGAGTACCTGGAGGAACGCCAGCGCACATCGAACACCGGCATCCCGGTGCTCGGCGTGCGGCTCGCCTCGAACCCTGGAGGGCACGGGCACTCGGCGCTCAAGGCCCGGTTCATCGACCCAACCGGTTACGGGGCACACTCGGTAGTTGACGAACAGGGGCGCCCGACGGAGTTCATCCCGGCGAAGTATCTCGACAACTTCCACCTGAACGCCAGCTACCTCGCCCAGTTGACCGCCATCAAGGACCCGGCCCGTCGTGCAGCGATGAAGGATGGGAACTGGGACGTGTTCATCGGCCAGGTCTTCGAGGAGTGGGACCACGACCGCCACGTCGTCCCCCGCACGACGCTCCCCCCAACATGGGAGCGTTGGGCCGGCATCGACTACGGCCGGAGCGCGCCGTGGGCCGTCCTCTGGTTCGCCGTCGATGGCGATCACCGCATCTGGCTTTACCGCGAGGCTTACGAAACCGGGGTGGGCGTGCGCGACCAAGCAAGGCGCATCCTGGCCCTGGAGCGCGAGGCCGGCGAGACCTACGTGCGCCATGCCATCGACCCGTCGACCATGAACCACCTCACCGACGGCCTGTCGATCTACGAGGAGTACGCGCAGGAGGGCTTGCCCTGCATCGCGGCCGGCCATGACCGCCTCGCCGGCTGGGCGAAGCTCCACGACGCCCTAAGCGACGGGCCGATCTGCCGAGTGCACGAATACCTGCGCCAGCAGGGCAAATGGCACCAGGACAGCTGCCCGATGCTTCATGTGCTGGACGGGACGTGCCCGAACCTCGTGAGGACGCTGCCCGACCTGCCCTACGACAAGACCAAGGTCGAGGACGTCGACAGCAAAGTTGAGGACCACGCCGCGGACGCCCTTCGCTACGCCCTGCAGATGATGGGCGGCGTCGGCTCGCCCTTCGCCCGCGAGCCCGAGCGCCCGAAGCCCACGACCAAGCCGCTCACACTCACGCCCGGCGTCGGCACGGCGGTGTCGCCTTTTGCCGGCAACGGTCACGACGGGAACGGGAGCCATGCCTGACAAAGAGCCCGACCCGCTTCCCGACGACCTGCTCGCCGAGGAACCGCAGGAGCCCGAGGCCCACTACCCGGGCGTCGATCCCGACGGCAGGGAGCGCCTGCCCATGTTCGGCGGCGTGTTCGCCTCCAAGGACTTCGCCATGCCCCCCGACGTCGACCGTTCCAAAGAGCCGCCCCGTGAGTTTCCCCCCGGCACGGTCGCAGCCTCGCCGTTCGTCTGACCCAGGAGGTTGAATTGGCTTTCTGGAACCGGCAGAAGAGCGCGCCTGACCCCATCTTTGGCCGCCTGGAGCACGCGCACGCCGAGCTGGCCTTGGCCACCATCGAGCGCGAGCTGTCCATGATGGAGGTCCCGGTCTCCGAGGCCGGCCCGCTCATGGCGCGCGCCGACGCTGGCCGCACCGCCCCTTCGCCCTTCGTGGAGGCCACAACCCCGTCGCGTTCCGTGCTGCCCTGGCGCCGGGGCCAGTCGCATGCCCTCGAGGCCGCACCGGTCCTGCCACAGCCTCCGCGCCGCCAGGTGGCACGCCTCGGCTACGTGAACGGCATCCCCGTCGGCGGCACGACGCCGACCAACTCCGGCACGTCGTCCACCCCCGGCGCGCCCGACCGCCAGACGGCGATGACCGAGCTCCTGCAGGCGTACCTCACCTGCCCTTGGGTGGCGGTCTGCGTCGACGGCATCGCCCGCACCATCACCGCCGGCGGGCTCACGCTCGAACCGCTCAACCTCGACCCCGAGCAGGTCAGGGCCAAGCCCGCGCCTCCGCCGGGCATCGCCCGCATCCAGGAGCTGCTCGACTACTGCAACCCGAGCGACGACATCCGCCAGCTCATGCGCCGCGCCGTCACCGACGCCCTCATTTTCGGCGACGCCTTCGTGGAGGTGACCTGGATCGGCAACGAGCCGGTGGCCCTCTGGCCCCTCGACTGCCAGTCCATGTCGGTCATCGCCGACGAGCATGGCAACGTCGGGCGCGAGGTCGACGGCAAGGTCGTCGCCTACGTGCAGATGACCACGACCGGCAAGCGCGTGGACTTCGAGGCGCACGAGGTCATCCACGTCAAGCTCGACTCGCCGGGTGCCTCCCTCTACGGCGTCTCGCCCACGACCAAGGCCAGCGTCCCGGTCAAGACCTGGCTTTTCGCGGCCGGTTTGATCAAGGAGACCATGAAGCGGGGCGACCCGCCACGGCTGCACGTCGACTTCCCCATGAACATGGCACCCCCCGAGATCGAGAAGAAGCTCAGCCAGTACGCGGCGCGCAACCTCGGCACGCGCAACATCGGCAACCTGTTCACGACCGAGGGCGGGTTGTCGGGCGGCATCAAAACCGAGGTCAAGGAGCTGTCGCAGAACAAGCTGGACTACTGGATGGAGGTGCTCGACGGCGCCCGCAACGACATCCTGTCCACCTACGGCGTCCCGCCCCGCAAGGCCGGCGTCATGGAGCCCGGGTCGCTCGGCGGTCAGGGGGCCGAGAGCGGCCAGGACAAGACCTTTAGAGTCACCACCTGCGGCCCGACCTCGGAGCTGGTGCTGGAGAAGTTCACCTTCGCCCTGTGCTACCAGGCCTACGGCATCAAGGACTGGCGCATCAGCTTCTCGGAGGTGGACTGGCGCGACGACCTGGTCATCGAGGAGATCCGCGACATGCGGCTCCGCAACGGCAGCTGGACCGCGAACCGCTACCGCGACGACATCAGCGAGCCGCCCATCGAGGGTGGCGACGACCCGGTCCTGATCGAGCGCCAGAACATCACCCTCTGGGCCGACTTGAACGCCCTGTCGAAGGCCTCGGTGGCGGCGAAGTCCAAGGGGACGGCGCTCGACACGACCGCACAGCCCCAGCCGGCTCAGCCCCACCAGCAGCCCGAGGGCCAACCGCCCGCCCCCGAGGACGAGGGGCGCCTGCCGGGCGAGCATCTGGCCGAGTACATCGCCCGCAAGTCCAACTGGCGCGCCGTGTACGAGCAGAGACGGCGGGCGAGGGTGCATTCGTGAGCGAGTTCACCCGCGCCAACCGCCTGCCCCGCCGTGGGCGCATCACGCGTTCGACGCGCCAGCAACGCAACCGCCTCCGGCTCAAGCCCGGCCGCTGCTACCGCTGCGGGGCCCCGATCGAGCCGGGGCAGCGCGTGTGCTTCGACGACGGGCACGACGCCCACGCCGAGTGCTCGTTCACCCGCAACGCCGAGCTGCTGAAGGCCGCTCGCGTCCTCGCCACCCAGGACGCCGACACCCTAGGGACGGTGCGACCGTGCCAGACGAAGCACCTCGAAGCGATGAAGCCGATGACCCAGACGAGGCGCCCGGTACCGACGGGATCATGACCGCGGCCAAGGCTGCGGCCCTTGTGCCGAAGGAAATCGCAGGGGGCACCTACGGGGGACATCGGCGGTAACCGAAAGGAGCACGCAGATGAAGCACGTCATCAGCGTCACACGCGACATGCTCGATGACCAGGGGATTCTTGTCGCCCAGGAGACGGAATCGCTCGAACTGGACAACCAAGTCGACTCGCCTGAGACGTGGACCCACTACATGGCCCACGGTGCCTTCGCCGACCTCGCAGCGCTTCCTTGGGCCGAGGACGACGCGTCCGAACCCGCGCCAGCGATGCCGCCCGAGCCCGAGAGTCCTTGGGGCGGGTACCAGATCATCCGGTGACAAAGGTTCACCGCCGCTCGCTCCGCGCCCCGGTCTCGGGCATCCCGGCGCCCAAGTCCCTGAAGGGCAGCACCCGCCAGGTCCTCGGCACGCACAAGATCGCAGCGCACACCACCTACAAGCTCAAGAAGCTCCCCCTCCGCGGCGAGCCGAAGCGGTTCGTCAAGCGCCTGTCCCCCACGGCCCAGGGCAGCGGGGGACCGTCCGGATGGAAGCGGGCGCACGGGTTCCACTTCAAGCGGCGCCTGAGGCTGGCCAAGACGAGACGGCGGGCGTTCGGCCACTGGCTTCGGAACAAGCGGGGGGCGCGGCCACGATGACTCTGACCGTCGAGCAGGTCCATGAGCTGGCCCAGGGCATCGCCGAGGAGCTAGGCGACCTGTCCCTCGCCGAGCGCATCGTCGTCTACGAAGCCCTGCGTGCCGACCTCGAAGAGCGCCGAGCGAAGCTCTCCAAGCGCTGGGCGCGCAAGATCAAGCCCGTAGCGCGCCAGATCGCCAAGAGCTTCGACGCCAGCGCCTACGTGGCCCGGGTCCAGCGGCATGTGACGAGGCCGAACGACGACGACATGACCGGCGACCGCACGGCCACGATCCGACGGGACGCGGCCAAGGCTCTAGCCCTCGTGGCTCTGACCCAGTGGCTGCGGGACAACCCCGAGGCCGCCCAGGAGTGGACCGAGCTCGTCTCGCTCGCGGAGGCCGAGGCCGCAGCCGAGGGTGTCGTGCAGGCCACGGCGTTGCTGCAGGATGCAGGCGTCACGCCGGCCGACATCACGATCGACCTGGACAAGCTGTTCGACGACACACTCGCCAACCTGCGTGAGCTGGATACCTATGGCGCCGAGGCCGGGACGTGGATCGCGGACGAGCTGGGCGGCCTCGCGGGCGACGTCGGCAAGTGCATCGCCGATGCCATTGCCCGTGACTTCGGGCAGGAGGAGATGGCCCAGGCCGTCAACGCCATCATCAACAAGGGCGTGGGTGTCCAGGCCTATATCGACGAGTCGATCCACTCGGCCATGGTCCAGGCCCAGGTCGCTCAGATGGCGGCCGCCGGCGTCGACTCCTTCGACTTCGTCACCCAGCCCGACGCCTGCGAGGAGTGCGCCCCGCTCGACTCGTCCATAGCGGGCGCCTACAGCCTCCAGGACCTGCCCGAGCCGCCGCTGCATTTCAACTGTCGGTGTTCGACGGCACCGGCCGGCACCGTCTCGCTGTAACCCTCCCGAGGAAGGAACCCCATGACCACCAGCAAGTTCCCCAGTTCCGTCGACACGTTCCCCGGCGGTGACGAGACACTGCCGCCTGCAGCGCTCATCAACGACGCCATTGTCGCCATCGAAACCGCCCTCATCAACGGGACGACCACCGTCGCCTCTGCCGCGACCACCGTCACCGGTCCCGACACCTATGGCGCCGCGGCTGTCGTCGGGGTGGGCACCAGCTACGCCCGCTCAGACCACGACCACGGCCTCCCCGCCGCTCCCGCCGACCTCCCGCTCGCGGGTGGCACCATGTCCGGCCCGATCGCGATGGGTGCCAGCAAGATCACGGGTCTCGCCAATGGAACAGCCGCGACAGACGCTGCTGCCGCAGGACAGACCGTCTACAGAGGAGCGGTCGCCGTTACCGTCCTCGGCGTCAAGACCACCACTGGCACGCTGGCCTATGGCGTGAACACCGTCACCGGTACGTCCTCGGACGCTCTGGTGCTGACGATGCCGACCGCCTCGGCCGGAGCGATGGTGACCTGCATCTTCACCAATGCTGCGGGTACATCTGCCACCAGTCTCGCCTTCTCGGGGGCAAAGGTCACCTCGGGGTTTGCGGCCGTGGGCGCGGCTGGTGCCGTCTCCGTGTTCACTCTCGTCTCTGATGGGACCAACTGGTACGGCATGTGTAGCGCCCTGGCCGAGAGCTAAGTCTCGGGCCTCCGCTTCTAGGCGTCCCAGGGGAAGTGCCGTAGAAACCGCCTGGTGTCGGTCGGGCGTCAACCCGCGGTCAGGAACAACAGGGACTACGGACAGGGTCTAGCCCGTTTCAGGCACAGAGGGCCTGACAAGCCCGAAGGGGGCACCGCCCACTAACGACGGTGCGTGTAGGACGCCTAGTCCTCTTCCACGAAAGGAGCCACGAATGGCTCGAATCGGCACACTCAAGGGCGTCTTCCTGGCTCCCGGAATTTCTAAAAATAAGCGCCGGTACACCCGGGAGAACATCGGGCGCGCCGTCGACCGCATGAACGGACGCCTGTCCGGCGGCCAGGTCATCCCGATGCACACCTCGCACAAGGCGAACGCCGAGGGCGACACCCGTGCCACGGCCGCCCACGTCACCAAGGTCTACCAGGACGACGCTGGCGCCGGTCATTTCGAGGCCGACATCATCCCGACCGACGCTGGTCGCGACGTGGCCGCCATGGCCGTGCCCGACAAGTCGGGTAAGGCCGCGCTCAAGACGGTCTCGATCTTCGGCTCCTGGGTGGGCGACGTCGACACCGACGGCGACGGCAACGAGACGGCGCCCGACCTCGACGTGACGGCCTTGGACTTCACGCACCGCCCCGGGCTCCCCAACGCCCAGATCGACACCGCCAAGCTCGGCGAGATGGCGGCCCTCAGCGGGGCCACGATCTGCGAGTCGCTCGACTCGGTGGTCCTCGAACTCGACGAGACGCCCTCGGTGCTCGCGCTGCTCGAGGCCGAGCTCGCCCACCCGATGCCGGACGGGTTGTGCACAGTGTGCACGCATGAGGCGGACAGTCCCAAGCCGCTCACGCCAGGCAGCAGCTATGCCGACCCCGGCTACCAAAAAGACAAGCGCCTTCGGTACCCCCTGGACACGAAGTCACACGCCCGGAGCGCGTGGGGATACATAAACAAGGCCAAGAACGCCGCCAAGTACACGGCCAACCAGCTCGCCCGCATCAAGGGCAAGATCAAGGCGGCCTGCAAGCGCTTCGGCATCGATATCGCCAAGGAGTCCGTCGAGCTCGACGAGATGCTGGCCCGCATGGGCTCCGAGTTCGTCGACGTCATCGAGGCCTACGCCTCCACCTCGCTCGACAACGGCGCCGCTTCCATCAACGTCTCGGGCTGGATCAACGACCCGTCCGATCTCCCCAAGGCCGGCGCAGCCATGGCGCGGGCCGCCCTCGCCGGGCTCTTGTCACTCGACCCGGACAACGACGGGGACATCGACGCCCTGAAGCCCGGCGCCGAGGACGACGACGACATGGAGTGCGCCTCGTGCGGCGAGGCCGTCCCCCAAGGTTCCCTGTTCTGCCCGCAGTGCGGGCAACCCGTTCCCGGAGCTGAGGAAGCCCCGGCCGAAGAAAGGAAGGGCCAAATGCCCGATCACAGCGCGGAGCAAGTCAAGGCGCTGCTCACTCCCGAGCAGGCGGCCTCCCTGGACCCCGCCAAGACCACGTACTCGACCGAGGAGCTGCAGGCCCTCCTGAAGGCATCCGTCGTCGAGACCAAGCCCGTGCTCACCCGTGAAGCCGTCCTGGAGGCCCTCGTCGGCGTCCCGGCCACCCCGCCGGTCGAGTCCGAACTCGACAAGGCCCGGCGTCTCGTCGCAGAGGCGGACGCGGCTGCGAAGGCCGCTCCCGTCACAGTCGCCGACCTCGCGAAGTTCGCCGAGGAGATCAAGACCGCCGCCAAGGCCGAGGTCATCGAGGAGGCGCGGCGCTCGGGCACCATCGTCCGCCGCGGCGTCGTCGCCAAGGGCGAGGCCTACAAGGACATGACCTTCGAGTCCGACGCCCGCAAGCTCGCCGGCCAGACCACCGAGGAGTTCGAGAAGACGCTGTACCGGACCCTCGACCCGATGCTGCCCCAAAGCGTCCCGGCCTAGCCCGCCCAGCTGGCCCAACCACTCGCAAGCACCTTCTCCCAAGAAAGGACCATGAACCATGGCCACTGAACTGACCGAGGCCGTCCTCAGCGCCTCGGGCGCGGCGGCACTGATCCAGAAGCAGATCGACCCTGTAGTCCAAGAGCTCCAGCGTCGCTATGCCCCCCTGGTGCGCGTGCTCCCGTCCATCCGCTGGGGCTCGACCGTTTACAACTTCAACCAGCGCTCACAAGTGGCGGCTGGTGGCTTCGTGACAGACGGCGGCGCCCGGCCGATCAGCACGAGCACCTACACGCAGTACCCGTTCACGATCAAGAACCTGCAGGCCGTCGGTGGGGTCACCGGCTACGCCGAGGCGGTCACGGCCGACCTCATCGGATCCTTGCGCGCGAAGGAAATCGAGGGCGCTGCACGCGGCCTCGAATGGGACGTCGAGACCGGCCTGATCTGGGGCAACGCCGCTTCCACGCTGAACGGCCCCTACCCCCAGTTCGACGGCCTGGACACGCTCGTGTCCGACGCGTCGAGCACGGCGAAGAACACCCTCAACTGGAGCGGCGTCGTGGGCGTCACCGCAGGCGCGCTCGACCTGACCATCTTCGACGCACTGATCGAGCTCGTGGAATCGAACGCGGCCGTCTACCCCGACGGGGGCAACGACTACTTCTTCCTCGTCGACTCGGGCGTGAACAGCAAGGTCGCCCAGCTGTTGACCAACCAGCAGCGCTTCAACGCGGCCGACGCCGGTGCGATCACGAACACCGAGGTGGCGGCGGGCCTGGTCGTGCCCACCTACCGCAACGTGCCCTTCATCAAGAGCTCGTTCCTGAACCCCCGCACGAACACGATGACCACGATCACCGTCACCACAGGGTCGACTTCCACCGCCAGCCTGCCGGACACGACCACGTACAAGTACCAGGTCAGCGCCGTCATCGCCCGTTTTGGCGAGATCCTGGCCGGCAACGAGGTCAGCCAGGCGACCGGCAGCAACTCCGGCGAGAACTACATCACCTTGGCATGGGCGACATCGCCCTCCGTCACTCAGCTCGGCCAGACGCTGTCCCCCATTCTTTACAAGGTGTGGCGGACGGCCGGCGGCGGTGCCTCCAACAGCGAGACGCTGCTCGGCTACGTGGATGCCAACGTGGGATTGCTGTCGGACGGCGTCACGCCGATCCCGACCACGTCGATAGTCGACACCGGCGCCACCCTGGTCCCGCACAACGGTGGGACCGTGCCTGCGACCTACCCGGCCGCCTACGTCGGCACGAACACCAGCATGGTGCCGCCCCTCACGGGGCAGCGGAACATCTACCTCTTGCCGCGTGACCCGGACTTCATCATCCGGCCGTACGTGCGCGAGATGCAGACGGTGGACGTCTTCCCGACCACGAGCTCGCCGGACAGCCTGCCCTTCGCCTTCGTCTGCGACACCTGCCTTGCGACCCGCGCCCCGCAGTTCATGGCCCGGGCCACCAACGCCGTCGCGACGCTGGCCGTCTAGCCGCCCGCCAGCAAGAGGGGGATGCCGGGGCCTTTACCTCCTTCTCCCCGGCATCCCCTCTCTTGCCCCTCGACAAAAGGAGCACGCACCAAGACCATGTACACCGAATGCATTATCAATCGCTGGCCAGACGGCACGATCACCTTTACACCAGGTGAAGACGAGCAGGAGTTCTCCGACATGGTGCTCGACACCGCTGATCCAGCGGTCTGCGAGCGGAGCGCCGACAAGATCGTCATCCATGCGGCTAACGGCACATTCACCTACCAGGTCATCGGCCACGAAGAGACACCCCGTCAGGTCACGCGGGCGCGTCTGGTCGCTCAGACGTAACCCCGTCGCAGAAAAGGAGCACGCATGCCAGGAACCAAACCCAGCCCGTTCGCACAATCGTCGGGCACCGTCTCACCCGAGGTGGCCGCTTCCGCCATCATGCTCGGTCGTGTCAAGCGCAGCCCGTTTGCCGACAGCAAGCCCGCACCGAGCGAGTTCGTCCCGTCGGTCCACGCCGATGACCCGGAAGACCTGCCCAACGGCATGGCAGACGACTTGGCGTCGCTGAGCGAGGAAGAGCTCGACGCGCTGACCAAGCCCGAGCCCGCAGCAGTCAAGAGAGGACCACGCAGATGACCGACATCCCCGTCCCCAACGCGCCCCAGGGCGCCGTGACCCAGAGCGAGTTCGCCGAGGTCCAGCCGCTCCCGCCGCTCCCGAGCACCACGCAGCCCTCCCCCTTCACCGAGGTGTCCGAGGTGGTCCCCGAGCCCGAGGCAGAGCCCGAGCCAGTCGAGGAGCCGGTGACCGTCACCGAGGCCACTCCCGCCGAGCCCGTGCCTGAGCCCGAGGCAGAGCCCGAGCCAGTCGAGGAGCCGGTGACCGTCACCGAGGCCACTCCCGCCGAGCCCGTGCCTGAGCCCGAGCCCGTGCCTGAGCCGGTCGCCGACGAGACTGCCCCCGAAGCCCTCTAGCGCGCCCTCGTCGTGTCCGATCTCGTCAGCACGATCCCGCCCGCATTGGCGACGACAGATCAGTTCCAGCAGTTTTTCCCGTCGCTGTGCGAGGACGCGCCCGCATCGGACCCGATGGCACTCTCACAAGTTCTCGTGGAGGCGACCGCCTTCATCGAGAGTTCGGTAGGCCGCCGCCTGGCACCCTTCAGCAACTTGACGGAATCGCACAGGCTCTTCGGGATCGACCCCAACGAATACGGGGCATCATCCGACAGCCCGCTCGACATCTACGGATCGTTGGGCTTGTCTCAGGCGGCGGCCTACCAGACCGACAACCTCGTCCGCAAGTTCTGGGTGGACCAGACGGCGCCGCATTACGCCGACCTGTGGACCTACTCGGTGAACTCGATCAAGCTGGAGCTCACCTTCGGCTCGCAGATCCAAGTCGACCCGAGCTCCATCGAAGGCGGCGGACCGCACCCCGACACGGGAGAATGCCGCCTCCGCCTCGGCACCTTCGCCCCAGAGGGCACGAACATCGTCATCAACTACTCGGGTGGCTACACCGTCGCCATCCCCGCCGACCTGCAGCGGCTCTGCCGCTACGTGGCGGCCAAGATGATCATTCTCGACATGGAGCCGCAATCCCGCAAGGGGATGAACCTCGACGAGATCGAGCTCCAGATAACGGCGATGCTCAGCAATTGGGCCAAGAGCTAGGGAAGCGCCATGACCGTCGGCTACGAACCCCTCGACGGCGGCGAAGCCCTCCAGGGCATCCTCACTGGCATGACGGAGAGGGCCTCTAACTGGGTGCTGGCCTTCGACGCCATCGTCGAGTCCTTCCATTCGATCGAGGCGCGCCGCTTCACCGACAACGGCCCGGGCTGGGCACCGCTGGCCGACTCCACCATCTCCATGACGGGATCCTGGGCGCGCCAGAACACCAACTACGACCAGATCCTCGTCGACACGGGCGTCCTGCAGGCCTCTCTCGCCGGCGGCGAAGGCTTCGACACGGAATGGACCCCGTTCTCGGTCGCCATGATGACCACCGTCCCTTATGCCCACTGGCACCAGACGGGCGGCTTCCGCCTCCATGCCTCGGGCGCGGGCTGGCCCCCGCAGCGCCGCATCGTCGACATGGCCGCAGACGGGGCTGCGCTCGAGTGGGCCGCCATCTTGGAGGGCTGGCTGCTCGAAGGCGCCGCGGCGGCGGAGCTGGTGTCGGCATGACGGTGGACTGGGACCTCTCCTACCTCCCGGACGCCTTCGGGCCGCTCTACATGGGCGGCTCGGTCGAGGTGGCCATGATCCGCACGCTCGAGGAATGGTTGCCGAGCTACATCGCCGAGATCAACCGCCAGCTAGGCGCGCCCGTCCTGGTCGTCCCCCAGTCCTACCTCTACCAGCCCACGGAACGACCGATAGCCCCCAAGACCTCGCAGTCCATGGTCATCGTGCCCGGCACCATCGGCGTGCCGGAACGCAAGGCCAGCGTCGGCGCCACGGGCCAGGGCGCGACCCGGGCCACCTTCGACGCCCGCGTGTCCGTCTTCTTCGGGGGCACGCAGGACTTCAACGAGTCCAGGGCCGTCGGCAACGCCTATGCGGCCGCCGTCACGGGCGCCATCGCCCAGAACCCGTCGCTTGGGGGCTTCGCCGAGATCACCAAGTGGCACGGCTACAACGTCGCCTCCGAGGGCCGGTCCTCGACCTACTGGCGCATGACCACCATCGTACGCTTCGGCGTCACGGTCGCCAACGTGATGAGTCCCTTCGGCGGCATCCCGACGCCCTCGGTGCTGGCACCTGCCGCGCCGATCGAGGTCGACTATGTCGGCGTCACCGTGGAGCAAGAGGCCTCCTGAGCCTCTTTCAACCCTGAGCAGGAGGTCTCCGTGATCGTCCGCGTCGTCAACACCGCCACCTACGCCGTCTGTCTCGATGACGGTCGCCATCTCCATCCGGGCGAGCTCGCCGAGATCGCCGAGTCGGAGCGCCACCGCGGGCAGATCGCGGAGGGCCAGCTCCGTCTCGTCGCGGCCAGTGAGCCCGCAAAGCCCCCCCGTCCCGCGGCCCAAAGCCAGGAGGAAGAGAAATGAGTCCAGTTCCCACCGCCCCCGGCGTCTACGTCGACATAGCCGCCGCCGCACCGTCGCCCTCTGCCGCCCCGTCGACCGGGACGTGGTTCGTCACCGGTGAGGCTGCGCAGGGTCCCACCGGCGTCGCCATCCCGATCACGTCGATGACCGACTACGCCAACTACCTCGGGACGCGCTCGGGCTACACGACGCTCTACGACAGCCTGGACGAGTACTTCCACGACGGCGGCGTGCTCGCCTACGTGAGCCGCGTCGTCGGCCCCAGCGCCGTCGCCGCCACACTCGTGTTGAAGGACAAGGCCGGCACGCCCCTCAACACCCTCACCGTGACCGCCAACGGCGCCGGCGTGTGGGGCAATGCCTGCACCGTGGCCGTCGCCGCCGGCACCCCGGCCAACAGCTACGTCATCACGATCGCCAACCCCGCCACCGGGCAGTCCTGGGTCAGCCCGACCCTGTACTCGCCGGCCGACGCCGTTACGTGGGCGACCAACATGGCCGGCGCCACTCCGTGGGCGTTCCCGTTCACGATCGTCAACGACGGCTCGGTCACCGTGGCCCCGAACAACAACCCGGCCACCATCAGCGCCACGGTCCTCGCCACGGGCAACGACGACCTCGCTGACGTGGTCGAGCTGCAATGGACGACCGCCCTGACGGCCTTCCTCGACACGCTCGGGCCTGGCCAGGTCTCAGCTCCCGGGCACACCACGGCTCTGGGCTGGGAAGCCCTCATCGCCCACGCCGGCGCTTTGGACTCGGCCTCGGGGGCACTGTTGAACAACCGCTTCGCCCTCTGCGACGACAGCGACACGGCCACGGCGGCCACCATCGTCACCGCCGTCGGCACCATCGCCAGCGTCGACGGCTCCTACGGCATGTTCCTTGCCCCGTGGGTCGTCATCCCCGGCATCGCCGCCACCTCGACGACCGCCTCACCGGTGGCCGCCACCCGGACCGTGCCGCCGTCGGCCCTCGTAGCGGCTCTCATCGCATCGAGCGACCAGAACAACAACGCCGGCGTGCCCGCCGCGGGCGACAACGGCATCTCGAGCTACGCCATCGGCGTCACCCAGAGCTACGTCGAGTCCGACCGCGGCCTTCTGAACTCGGCCGGCGTCTCAGTCATCCGCAACATGAACGGGCTCATCAAGCTCTACGGCTACGTCTCGATCTCGACGAACCCGCAATGGGTGCCGGCCAACTTCGGCCGTATGCGCATGGCGATCACGAGCCAGCTCAAGAACGCCGCGGCACCGTTCGCCTTCCAGCAGATCGACGGGCAGGGCCACCTGATCAGCGCTTTCAACGGGGCGCTCGCCGGCGTCTGCCAGGACCTCTGGCAGCAGGGGGCCCTGTTCGGCACCACGGCCGAGCAGGCCTTCTCGGTCAACACGGGCCCCCAGGTGAACACGCCGACGACGCTCGCTGCCTGTGAGCTCCTGGCGACGGTCAGCGTGCGCTTCTCGCCGTACGCCGAGTTCACGGTCATCAACGTCGTGCAGTACTCGGTCGCACAGAACATCCCCGTCTAGGAGGTATCCATGAGCTCGTCACTGCAGTTCCTAGTACATCTCCACGTCACGCCGGTCTCCCCGAAGGGAGCCGCGGCAATCGACTGCGGCGTCTGGGACAAGCTCGACGGGGGCGACGCCACGGCGACGCCCGTCAAGCACCGTCCGGGCGGTTCCAAGACCGAGGTCATCTACCCGAGCCTGCCCATGTTCGGGACGATCACGCTCGAGCGCGTCTACGACAACGAGTACCGCAACGACCAGGACATGGTCGCCAAGCTCCGCAGCCTGGCCGGCATGGCGAACGCCACCGTGACAGAGCAGCCGCTCGACGCCAACATGGCCGCCTTCGGGACGCCGCGCACCTTCCACGGCCTGCTCACCTCGGTCAAGGACGGCGGCGTGGACTCCAACAGCGAGACCGCCCGTCTCTGGCAGGTGGACATCGACGTGACGACATCTGCTCACTGAGCAGCCGAACAGCAACATCAGAAAGGGAGCACGCCCTCATGAGCAACCTCACAGTCCAACCCGTCGAGTCCCTCGCGGCCGACGAGATTCCTACCGCCGACGACCCCGGCACCGGCGCGCCCGGTGCCGGGCTTTTTCATGCCCAACCCGCGCCGCCCGCCAGCCCGCTCGCCGACCTGCACGCCAAGCTCGCCTCGATCGTCGACGAGCTCTACATCGACCTCGAGGTGCCCCGCTGGGACGTCCCGCCCCCGCGTGGCCGCGGCATGGGGATGAAGGTCTTCGTCCGCTACGGCCCGGTGTCGCCCAGTCACGCCCAGCGCGTGCAGGAGATGTTCCAGAAGCGCAAGATCGACGACTGGGAGATCCAGACCAACGCCCAGGTGCTCGCCGATGCCTGCATTGGCGTCTACGCCATGCTCCCGGGCGACGAGACGCAGTACTCCCTGCGCGAAGGCGACCCTTTGGGCCGTTGGACGCGCTTTGACCCGGACCTGGCCGCCATGCTCGGGCCGGCGCTGGTCAAGGGGGCGACGGCCGTCGACGTCGTGCGCGCCACCTATTGCACGGACGGGGACGTGACCATCGCCGCCCTCCAGCTCGGCGACTGGTCCGCTCAGGCGAGCAAGGACGCCGAGGCGGATTTTCCAAGGCCCTAAGGGGCCACAACCTCATCGAGAACGCCGCCTGGGTCACCCTCGCGGGCGGTGACCCCATGGCGTGGCTGTCCTGCGAGGGCGTCGAGCTCTCGATCCGCTCGGCCGTCTACTCCAAGGCCCTGGAGATCGACAGCCGCCGGCGCCAGGGCGAGATCACCGCCGTGCTGAAGGTGCTCGTGGAGGCGATCGCGAAGTCACGCTGCGCCTGGAGGTGAGATGTCCGACCTGATCGAGCCCGTAGGCGCCAGACTCACCCTCCTCAACGGCCCGGCCTTCCGTGCTGGCCTCGCCGCCGCCACCGACGCCCTGCAGGCCTTCAACGACGAGCAGGCGCGCGCCGCCGATCTGTCCGACGCGGCGGCCGATTCGATTGCAGCGTCGCAAAAGGCCATGGCCGGGAGTGTCGTCAGTTCGTCCGATGACATGGTCGTGGCTCAAAACGAAACGACGGCAGCGATCGAACGCCTGGCCACTTTGACCGACGATGCCGCTGCATCCATCATCGCCAGCCAAGAGGCCATCGCTGCTGCCGCCACCACCACCGCTGCTACCGTCACCGCGGCCAACGTCAAGACCGCGGACTCATCGGTGACAGCCGCCGCGGCGACGAAGACGGCATGGACCTCCGCCGTGGCCACCTCGACCAAGATCCTCAAGTACGCCGGGGTCATCGGCGCCGTCGTGGTCTACGAGGGCATCAAGAAGTACATGTCCTTCCAGCAGCAGATGACCCAGTTGGCCATCAGCGCCGGCGTGTCCAAGTCCCAGCTCCCGGCCTTCACGAAGATGGCCACCGACGTCAGCAACGCCACCGGCATGGCTGCGGTCAGCGTCGGCGACATGATGTACCGAATCGCCTCGGCCAACCCCAAGATCAAGATGACCACCCAGTCCATGGAGGACATGGTCACCCAGGCCGGGAACCTCGCCGTCCTCACCAGCACAGGCAGCCCGAACACGGTCGCGGACACGACCGCACGCCTCTACGGCGCCATCGTCTCCAACGCTATGTCGCTCACGCGCGGCGGCCCGGCGCTCACCTACTCGACGGCCGGCGGCAAGGCGATCAACGAATGGGTGCTCGCCGCGGCCGGCCACGGCGACATAACCCCGGCCCAACTGGTGGCTGCCATGGGCACCGGTCTCCTGCCCGTGGCGAAGACCTTCGGCCTGTCGCTCAACGACGTCGGTGCCATGCTCGACGTGCTCACACCAGCGATGGGCGCCCAGCAAGCGTCGACGCGCCTGAAGACGGCGATCGGGCTGCTCGGCGCCCCCTCGCAGAAGGCCTACGACGCCGCCGAGCTCGTCGGGGGCAACGCCACGACCATGGGCGGCCTGCTCCGTACCGGCGGTCCCACCGCCTTGATGAACTACCTGAGCGCCCTGCAGACAAAGGCGATGAGCGGGGCTTCCTTCATCGGTGGCGGCATCTACGGCGCCGCGTCGGGCAAGTACACGGGCGTGAAGGGCGCGGCGGACTTCCTGAAGTCGATCGGCTTCACGAACGCCGGCCTCGTCTCGCTCCTCCAGACCCAGGGCATCAGCGGCCTCAAGTCGATGACCTCCGCCCAGCTCCAGGGCCTTGGCTTCAATGCCGGCATGACCGGCAAGCAGGCGAGCGCAACCGTCATGGCCGACATCATCGGCCAGATGTTCGGTGGTGGCCGCACCGGCGCCGCAATCATGCAACTGTTGAACGAACGGGGCACTCTCGCCAACAAGCAGGCCGCCATCGCGGGGGCTGAGACTCCCAAGGCCTACGGCGCCGCGCTCAAGCTCGCCTTCGCCGAGCCGATCGTCACGTTCCACAAGTTCGAGCAGCAGCTGGAGAACCTCACCATCCGAGTCGGCAAGGACGTGACGCCGGCCCTCGACAGCTTCATGAACGTGCTGCTCAAGATCGGGAAGTGGTTCGGGAACAACAAGTGGGCCCTCGAGACCTTGGGCGCCGCTGCTGGTGCCATCGTCGCCGGGGCCTTCATCGTGAAGACCATCTCGGTGGTCGAGAAGCTCGGGACCGGCGTCATCAACATCGGGAAGTACCTGCTGACGGGCACCACGGCCACGGGTGGGGCATCGCTCACGGGGGCGGCCTCGGCACTCGACGCGTCCGCGGCGAGCCTGCAGACGGCGGCGGACATGCTGATGGGCCGCGGTGGAGTTGGTGGCGTGGCACCCGTTGGCACCGCAGAGGGCACCGAGGTGGGCGAGGCCGGGGACGTCGGCTTTGGCGCAATGCTGCTAGGCGGCAAGACCGCCAGCGCGTTCGTGAGAGCCAGCATCGGCAAGGTGGCAATAGGTGCGCTTGCCGAGTACCTCTATCACACGCAGGGGGCGTCACGGGTCAACAAGGCGATCAAGTCCAAGCCCTTGGCTCGGATCGTCAACGACACTGCTCAGGGCGCCATAATCGGTGCCACGGTGGCCTCCATCCTCCCGGGGATCGGAACAGTTGCCGGTGGGCTGCTCGGAGGTGGTCTCGGTGGCCTCTACGGCTTAGTCGCCTCGTCCTCACGCCCGACCAGCCCGAACGTCATGGTCCTAGCGCAGATGCGCCAGGGGGTGACTACTACACACACCCAAGAGCTCGGCGCTCAGGGTGCCCTCGCCGCTTACCACGGCACGAACTTCATGGTCCTTGACCAGCTCCGCAACCAGGCGAGGACGGCACTTGCGAATGAGCGGAACGCTCAGGGCGCCCTTGTCGCTTATCAGCGCCAGTTCAAGACAGGGACTAACGCCCCCCAGGCCGCTCCCCCGACAACCCCCTTCGCCGCTAACGCCGCAGGGACTAACTTCGCCGTGCTGCACGACCTTTCTTCGGCGGCCAAGAAATACGCCATCACGGCCGACAGCCTGAAGACGTCATCGGACGACCAGAAGACGGCGGCCGACAAGACGAACAACAGTGCGGAGACCATGCAGATCGCGGGGGAGCAGATGTTGTTGGCGGCCCAACAATGGCTGCGGGGTGCCACCACCATCAGCACAGCCCTCAGTCCGGGCAACATCTACAACCTGTCAAAGGCTGGCGCGAGGCACTCGATAGCGGGGAAATAGCTAAGGATCCGGCGTCCACACCAGGTTCGCATTGAACGCGTAGTTCGGCAGCGTCGGCACGACCGTCCCCGTCGCCGTGCCGAGCTCGGTGTTCGAGGAATCGTATACGTAGCAGGTGAACGTCTTGCCGGGAACCCAGGAGTTCGGCATCACACAGCTGACCGACGCGATGCCGCTGATCCGGAACGGAGCACCGGCCAGGTCGCTCTTGACGGTCCTGTCGAAAGCGGTCTGCGAATACCCGCTGGGCAGGCCCGGTTGGGCGGCGACGCTGACCGCGGCAGGCGCAGCGAGCTTGTTGACCCGCGGCGCTACCTGCGCGTCGTAGAGGTACAGGGCGGCTGCACCCACTATCAGCACGGCGATGATGCGGACGCCCCAATCCACGCGGCGGCGGATCGCGGACTTCGGGTTGACCTGGGCAAACATGCGGGCCGGGTCTGTGCCCACTGCTTCTTCAGTTGCCATTTCGTGCTCCTGTCTCCCGCGATTCTACGCCCCGGCCTGGAGTGATGCCCAGTGGCTCAGTTCCCCCACACTCTGACGGTCACCCCGGTGCTCCCGCGCGGTACTCCCGTCACCTTCGGGATGATCGGCAACGGCTCCTTCGAGCCGGTGAGCTCGGGTTCTTCGGGCGGCTGGCAGATCGTGGACCGCCCGCGTCAGAAGGCCATCACGCAGTGGTACGACGCGTCGCCCATGTCGCTCGTGCTTGAGCTGATCCTCGACGGCAAGGGCCAGTCGATCGAACCCCAGTGCGCCACGCTCTTCGGCTGGCAGTACCCGACGCCCGGAGCGATGCAGCCGCCCGTGCACCAGGTCTCAGGCCCGATCGACGCCCAGGCCAAGGCTCTCTACTGGGTCCTGTACGTCGTCAAGTTCAACGAGGACGAGCTGATCCGTGACGAGGGCGGCAACCGCATCCAGCAGAAGATCGACCTGACCCTCTACGAGTACGTGCCATCGTCGTCCTCGGTCCTCACGCAGCTGACCCCCGCCCAGGCCGCCCAGTTCGCCCTCAACGCGCAGGGAACCTCGACGAGCCGGCGAACCTATGTGTGCAAGGCGGGCGACACCCTCGCCAAGATCGCCGCCCGAGTCCTCGGCAACCAGGCGCTGTGGACCGAGCTGGCGGCCGTGAACTCGATCCGCGACCCCGCCAACCTCACGCCGGGGCAACGCATCATTTTGCCGTCATGACGCTCCTCGTCGCCTCTGGGACGCCTCCTGCGCGGGGCATGGGCCAACTGTCCGCCGCCGACGTGCTCATCAACACCGTGCCACTCAACCAGATCGTGCCCATCCTCGCGGAGGGTTACCGGTCGAACCCGAGCGCCGCCGCGCAGGTCGCCAACGTCACCTCCGGGGTGACCAACTTGCAGCTCAACCGGACGATCGACGGCGCCTCGAACATCGTCATGCAGCTGCAGGACCCGTTCCGCTCGATCATCAACTCGGGGCTGTTCAACTTTGGCGACGTGCTCGCCTGGGACGGTCTCAACTTCGCGCTCGTGCAGTTCGCCAAGCAGGGTGACCAGCTCCAACTGAACTTCGAGGCGGCGCTGGCTTACGACCTACGCAAGCAGTCGGGGGCGATGACCTGGGCGTCGACCACGGACTTGCCGGGCTTCGTCGAGCACCTTTTATCCGCCGTGCCGGGCGCGAACCTCGTCGCCCAACCGGGACCGGTCAGCTTCGACACGGGTTCGGGCGTCACCGCCTCTTCGACCGTGTCCACGAGCGTACCCATCGCCCGGGGCACGACCGAGACGCCGAACGAGGACTCCTGGACCTGCATCAACCGGCTCGCCAACTCGTGCGGCTACCGGGTCTACGAGTGCGAGTACACGATCTATTTGGGCAGCGACGACTGGTTTCTCACCGAGTTCCCCTCTGCCGGCACGCTCGTCGAGTTCACCCCTGCGATCATGAACATGGACGGGACCTACGACGTCCGGATGCCGCGTGGCCAGCTCTCGGTCACGGCGATCACGCAGTACTGGCCCTATCACCCGGGCCAGCCCGTCACCGTCGCCCGCCTCGGTCCGCTCTCGGGCACCTGGCTCGTCTACAGCATGCAGCGCGACCTGTTCAACCCGCAGGGGACCATGACCCTCGAGACCCCGATGACCGCGGAGCAGGTGCGCCTCGGCGTGCCGACGCTGCAATATGTCTGACGTCTGGCAGTCCAAGATGCTCCGGGACCTCACCGGCATCCGGAGAGCGGCACCGGCGATCCAGGGACCGCAGGAAGCCGTCGTCACCAAGGTGGGCACCGCGCCTGTCTCGATCGCCGGGCAGACGGCCGTGACGCTGCCGTGCGTGTGGTTCGCCCTCCCCGAGACCTATGGCCCGGGCTCGGGTTTCGGGCCCGCGCCCTACCAGCCGGCAGCGGCTGTCGGCTTCCCGGACGGTATCCCTCCCGTCGGAGCGCCCGTCATCGTCATCTTCATCGGCAACGGCGTCGGCCGTCCCTACGTCGTCAGCTTCCCGACCGCACCCGCTTAGGAGCGAGCCATGGCAGCATCATTCCCGACCGGCATCTTCAGTCCCGTGGCTCTGCCAAGCGGCGGGGACACGAACCGCGGCCTCGGCACGACGGGTCCCGCCGAGAAGGTCGCCGCACTGGATGCCGAGGTCGTAGCGATCGAGAAGTACCTCGGGATCGGGGGCGGCGCCGCCGGTGTCTACAACGCCCAAGCGAACGGTGTTACTCCAGGTGTCGGGGCCGGGGACCAGACGGCGCACCTGAACGCCCTGTTCGCCGCTGTCCCATCCGGTTCAACGGTCCTTATCCCTCCTGCCATCTACATGTGCAACGGCCTCGTCATCAGCAACCCCGGGATCACGGTGACTGGGCCGGGCGCGACGTTCCGCAAGAACTCCGACCCCGGTTCCACTTCGCTGTTGACCATCGCAGCGTCCAACGTGACGATTGACGGGATCACGTTCGACTTCAACGGTTCGGCCTACTCGTCCAGCGGCAATTCCCTGGGGAATATCGACTCCACGTCGGCGGCCATCTCAGGAGTGACGTGGCAGAACTGCTCGTTCATCAACGGCGTTAACTGGGGCATCTACTTCTGGGGAGATCCGAATCCGATCACCGGAGTAGCAATACGCAATAACTACTTCGGTCCTCTTTCTTTAAACGGTAGCGCCATCGAAATCAACGCCGACGTGTCTCAGTCCATCGTTGAGGGCAACGTCCTTGTCGTGGGTGCTGGCAATGACGTAATAGGAATCAGTTTGGCTGCCTACACTGGATATTCGCCACCCCATAGTATCAAAATCATCAGCAACTCAATCACAATGAATGGTGGAGGCGGTAGCGCCAACTCAGTAGGTATCGCCACCCAGGTCGCCTCTGGTACCGCACTGCCTAGCAACATTGTCATCGAGAGCAACACCGTCACCGCCGCCGGTGCGAGTACTGGTATGGATGCCATATCCGTAGCCCTCACCCAAAGCATCATCGCCAACAACACTTACTCCTGCCTGGGTGGAGCGACTAACTGGTTCGGCATCGAGCTTGTTGGGTGTGACCACTCAACCATCTCGGGCAATCAGATCGGTCTTAACGGATGCGGAGGGCAGGGTATCATCCTAAACAGTTCCAACGACTGCACCATAAGCGCCAATGTTATTACGGGCCAGGGTCCTTCTGCCGCAGGGATTGCGCTCATTCCAGCAAGCGCCGCTGGCTGCTCTCGCAATACTATCTCGAACAACTACGTTAACTTTGTTGCTTGCTCTGCGGCCTGGGGGTATGGAATAGAGATTGCACCACAAGGAGCCTACACGGCGGATTCTAATCTTATCATTGGCAATACTGTCGTAGGGCTTGGTTCCGCCGCTGGGTATATCGGTGGCGTGTATATTAACGGCACGTCAGGTACTATCACCAACACAATGGTGAGCAATAATATGTTCGACTCACTCACTAAGGCGACACAGGTATACAATGATAGTAGCTCTGCATTCATGGCAAACCGCGCCATCAACGTTGGCATTATCTGCGTGGGCCAAGGGGGCACAGCAGGAATAATCCGAGACTGCAACGACTGGCAGTATGCTGCCGCCGCTCCAAGCACGGCTACGAACACCTGGTTCGTTGGCGACAAAGTCTGGAACACCAGCGTGACCGCTTCCACCACCCCGGGTTGGGTCTGCACGACGGCGGGCACGCCGGGCACCTGGACAGCGATGCCGGTCCTCTAAGGAGAAAAGATCATGACCCTCAGTTCGAATCTGTTCGCCTCGGTGTTCGACCAGGCGTTCCTAGGCAAGATCAACTGGCCAGGCGACACGATCAAGATGGCGCTGCTCACGTCCGGAGCGGGCCCGAACCTCGGCACTTGGGTCCACTATTCGGACCTGACCAACGAGGTCGCCTCGGGCAGCGGGTACACGACAGGCGGGGCGACCCTCGCTTCGTGCTCGGTGACGGTCGTGGTCGCCAACTCCTGGACGGTCCAATGGGCTGCCACGACTGCCGAGACGGTGGGCCAGCTCGTTCGTCCTCCCACGGGCAACGGGTACGTCTACCGCTGCGTGGTGGCAGGTACGACAGCGGGCACGGCGCCCACCTGGCCCACGGTCGTTGGCGCTGTCGTGACCGACTCGGGGGTCACCTGGCAATGCGCCGGTGAGTCGGTGACGGTCTACACCTCGGCTTCGGCCTCGTGGCCCGGTTCGACGGCTTCGGCGGCCTACGGCGTGATCTACGACGCCCAGACAGGGACCGCGTCTACCGAACCACTGATCTGCCTTATCAACTTCGGGGCCACCGTGGCCGATTGCG